GGATTATGGCTACATCCGGAAGCAAAGATTTTGAACTTGATGTTGCAGAGTATGTCGAAGAGGCATTTGAACGCTGCGGTCTTGAAGTTCGGACGGGTTACGATTTAAAATCCGCAAAGCGGTCTTTAAACCTTTTGCTGGCAGACTGGGCTAATCGGGGTCTGAATCAATGGACTATTAAACAGCGTACTCTTCCGATGGTCACTGGAACAGGCGAATATGCTGTGGGCGCGGACGTTATTGATATTTTATCGGTAGTGGTTCAACGCGACGGCACGGATTTCTCTTTGTTACGGTTGAGCCGGGATGGCTTTTTAACGATACCCAATAAAACGACACAAGGTCGTGTTAATCAATTTTTCTTAGATAGACAAGTTACACCTCAGTTAAAGCTTTGGCCTGTTCCGGACAATAGCACCGATGTTGTCTATTACGACGCTTTAACGCGCATGGACGACGCGGACATATACACGAACACAATGGACATGCCCTTCAGGTTTTATCCATGTTTAGCGGCAGGTTTAGCCTATTATATTGCCTTAAAAAGGGCTCCCAATCGCGTTCAGGTCCTAAAAGGACTCTATGAGGAGGAGTTTGAAAGAGCTGCTACTGAAGATAGAGACCGCGCATCCTTTAATGTTGCACCTCAGTTCAACTATTATGGGAGGGGCTGATGGCCAAGTTTGCTTCTGGAAAGGAATCGTGGGCTATCTCCGACAGATCGGGATTTCGCTATCCCTATCGCTTAATGAAGCGAGAATGGAATGGCCTGTTGGTTGGTCCAGATGAGTTTGAACCCAAACAGCCTCAGTTAGGACCTTTCCGTAAGGTAAATGATCCTCAAGCACTCCAAAATGCGCGACCTGATAGGGTTGAGCCTTTGGATGTTTACGTTGGATTGCCTTTAGTAATTGCACCAAATTTAAGACCGGTACAAGGTTTTGGCCAAACTGGATCAGTGACGGTAACAACATGAGTTTTACTTACGCACAGCTTAAACAAGTTATTCAGGACTACACCGAGAATAACGAAACGTCTTTCGTCAATAATTTGCCTATTTTTATTACGCAGGCAGAGGAAAGAATCCTTAAGAACGTCCAATTAAGCCTGTTCCGAAAGAACGTTAACGGCGCAATGACCGCTAGTAACCGGTTTTTGGCGGCCCCCAGTGACTTTTTAGCGCCTTTTTCGCTATCTTTTGTGGATGGAAACAGCGACCACGTGTTTTTACAGTTTAAAGACCCGGATTTCGTTCAAACTTTTAACCCAAAAGCTGCCACTACGGGTGATCCACGGTTTTATGCGGTATTTGACGTAGATAACTTTATACTAGGCCCTACCCCTGATGGCGCGTATACTGTAGAGCTTCATTATTTCTACCGTCCGGCTAGTTTGACGGCTGGTGCCGAATCTGCGACAACATGGCTTAGTACAAACGCTGAGATAGCCTTATTATATGGTTGTTTGGTAGAAGCGTACATATACATGAAGGGTGAAGCCGATATGATGGCCATTTACGAGAAACGGTTTGTCGAAGCGCTTACTGGAATGAAGATGTTAGGTGAGGCTAAAGAAGTAACGGACGAATACCGTACTGGCCAAGTAATCAGGCCTAAACAATGAGTGCCGTCGCCTTAGAACTAACCGTCCCTGTCTTCAAGGTGAATGTACACACCACTAGCGGACGAGGTTTTACCCCGCAGGAAATTGCGGAGAGATGCGCTAATTCAATTATTGCCATTTCGGACGACGCTAACCCTGCCATTAGGGCGCAAGCCCATGCTTTTCGTGGGCAACTACTAAAAACCCTAGAATTTTACATGCGTGAAGCTATTAAGTCTGATAGGACGACGGTGCATAACGCTTTAACTGACGCAGGCCATACCGAGCTTGCTAACTATATAAGGAGAATGTGACCATGTCTTTTTCAGGAAACTTCATGTGTACCAGTTTTAAGAAAGAACTGATGTATGGTGCCCACGACTTCGACGCTTCCACCGGCGATACATTTAAGATCGCTCTCTATACTAACTCGGCGACGATGACTGCGGCGACAACGGCGTATTCAGCGAGCAACGAAACTAGCGGAACAGGTTATGTGGCGGGCGGCGAGGTATTAACTGCGGTAGACCCGACATCTTCTGGAACTACCGCTTTAACTGATTTCACTGATGCAACGTGGTCAACGGCTACGATTACGGCTCGTGGGGCGTTGATTTATAATACTACGCCTAACACAACCTCAATCGCTCTCACCAACCCTGCTGTAATAGTGTTGGATTTCGGTGGAGATAAGACTTCAACGGCGGGTGATTTTACCGTAGTTTTTCCAGCGGCTGATGCCAGTAATGCGATTATTCGGATAGCCTAATGGCTAATGTAACCGTCTCCTTCAAAGGTTGGAATTCTTCCAGTCAAAGTTGGGGCGGTGGGCCATGGGGCCAAGATGAAGGACTTCCTGCATCAACCGGAACTATAGGCACAGTAAGTGTTGTTGCTGCGGCTAATGTTCCGGCTACGGGACTACAAGCCGCAGGCAGCGTTGGATCGGTCACGATTAGTGCAGATGCAAACGCCGTTGTTACAGGTGTTGCTGTTACAGGTGCCGTGGGTTCCGTCACGATTAGTGCAGATGCAAACGCCATTGTTACAGGTGTTGCGGCTACAGGTGCCGTGGGTTCCGTCACGATTAGTGCAGATGCAAACGCCATTGTTACAGGTGTTGCGGCTACAGGTGCTATTGGTTCCGTCACGATTAGTGCAGATGCAAACGCCATTGTTACAGGTGTTGCGGCTACAGGTGCTATTGGTTCTGTTACAGTGGTGGCCGAGGCAAACACCGTTGTTAGTGGTGTTTCGGGAACAGGGCAAGTGGGTAGTGTTACGGTTGAATCCGACGCTATCGTTAGTGTAACAGGAGTCTATGCAACAGGTGTTGTGGGGCAAGTGCTGGTTTATGGGCGTATTGTGCCGGATCAAGATCCGAACTATACTGAGATAATACCTAGTCAGTCGCCAACATGGTCGGACGAAGTGCCGAGCCAAAGTGCAAATTGGACACAAATAGCAGCGTGAGGAATTAGAAATGCCTAGTACATATACCGTCAATCTTGGTATTGAACAACCAGCAACCGGTGAGCAGTCGGGAACGTGGGGAGATACGATCAATGACAACTCTACTATCCTAGACGAGGCCATTAACGGCGTCGTTACGATAACCCTTGCCGCTGCAGGCTCTTTCGGCTCACCTAATCAAATCGCGATTACTAATGGTGCCTCTTCTGCGGGTCGTAATAAATGGATTGAATTTGCCGATGACGGCGATTTAGGGGCAGCGGCTTATGTTGAGCTAATTCCAAACGACGCGGAGAAAATATGCTTTATTCGCAATAGTCTCGCGGGTAGTCGATCAGTTTTCATTTTCCAAGGAACGTATGACGCGGCCCGCGACCTTGAGATTGCTGCGGGCACTGATGTGCTGGTTAAATTCAGCGGTGGTGGAAGTACGGCTACTGTCATTAACGTTTACGCCAACTTAAAGGTTGACGGAATAGTGGCTACTACGGCAGACATCAATGGTGGCACGATGGATTCGACCACGATTGGTGGATCTACCGCTGCGGCGGTTACTGGTACAACAATTGTTGCTAACACTAGCCTTAACATTGCCGCCGATGGCGCGACGGTTACCGGCATCAAAGACGAAGACAACATGGCGTCTAACAGCGCCACCAAACTGGCCACTCAGCAGTCTATTAAGGCGTATGTTGACGCACAGGTAGCCACGGTCGATACGCTTTCGAAAGTCCTTGCTATTGGCAACACTTCTGGCAGCACGGATATCGACATGGATAATGCACAGAAGGTGCAATTCCGTGATGCCGCCATATACATTAACTCCAGCGTAGACGGCCAGCTAGATATTGTGGCAGATACTGAAATACAAATTGCAGCCACTACTATAGACATTAATGGGGCGGTCGCGCTTAATAGCGCATTAACCACCACCTCTACTATAGATGGTCGGGACGTAGCCGCAGATGGTGTGACAGCAGATGCAGCACTACCAAAATCTGGCGGCACTATGACAGGTGCTATTACAACGGCAGGAATATCATCGGTCACAGCAGGAACAGGCAATTTTGTGGCAGGCGCTGGCGCTGGCGACTCAATCGTTGCAGGTGGTAATAATAACACGCTGATTGGAAATGGTGCAGGAACTGCGATTACCACTGGATATAGCAACACAGCTAGTGGACAAGGCGCACTTTATAGCAACACGACAGGCGCTAATAACACAGCAAGTGGGTTTCGGGCGCTCTATACCAACACTACAGGTAGTACCAACACAGCTAGTGGGTTACAAGCACTCTATAGCAACACCACTGGTAGTGGAAACACAGCTAGTGGAAAAAGCGCACTCTATAGCAACACCACGGGCGCTAATAACACGGCTAGTGGACAAAGCGCACTTCAAACCAACACTACTGGTACTAGCAACACGGCTAGTGGAGTTAACGCACTTTATAACAACACCACGGGCGCTAATAACACGGCTAGTGGGCAAAGCGCACTTTATAGCAACACGACTGGATATAATAACACGGCTAGTGGCCACACATCCCTTTATAACAACACCACGGGTCATAGCAACACGGCTAGTGGACAAGGCGCACTTTATAGCAACACGACAGGTCATAGCAACACAGCTAGTGGACTTAACGCGCTCTATAGCAACACGACAGGTCATAGCAACACAGCTAGTGGAAAAAGCTCGCTTTATAACAACACCACTGGTAGCGGAAACACAGCTAGTGGACTTAACGCACTCACGAGCAACACCACGGGTAGCGGAAACACAGCAATCAATCCGCTTAATTCAGCAGGCTCTAACGCACCAGTCTTCAACCCAACAACCGAAAATAACCGTTTTTGCATGGGTTCAACGGGTGTCACCAATGCCTACATTCAAGTGGCATGGACAGTTGTTTCAGATGCGAGGGACAAGATTAACTTCGCGCCTGTTCCCCACGGCCTTGAGTTTGTCAAAGCGTTGCAGCCCACGGCGTATCAGTTCCGCACTGCGCGGAACTCTGAAGAAACCAATGGCGGTGTGCGCTATGGCTTCAAAGCTCAAGACGTATTGGCGCTTGAGGGTGATAGCCCAGTCATTGTAGACAATGAAGACGAAGACAAACTTCGCATGGTGGATACAGCATTAATCCCAGTGCTTGTCAAAGCGTTACAAGAACTATCAACCAAAAACGATGCGCTTGAAGCGCGTTTAACCGCACTAGAAGGTAAATAAAATGAACGAAAAAAGAACTGAAGTAGAATTACTAAAAGACTTTACAGCAATGGGTCACTCAATAGCACTCATCAACGATGTTATTGCAGGAGTAAGAATGGTCGATGAGACCGCTGAAGAAAGACAATCATGTGTAGATAGAAATGTCGAGCATCTTGTCTTAATGAAAGCAAAAGACGATTGGGG